ACAGAGATCAATATGGAAGTAGATGGTAACAGTATCGTAGTAACCGAACTAAAAAATTGACATGCTCCTAGTAATGGAGTATAATTACTACTGAATCGATTCACATTCAAACTTGACCTAATTATGGCAAAAGGATTTACAGTAAAAGCAAAAACTCCTGTTACAAAGAAACCTACAGAAGCAGAGTGGGACTATACGAAAGCACGGGAGATGATTAAAGGAAAAACAGTAGTTTTCTGTTTACCTGGTAGAGGAGTATCATATGTTTATTTGAAGAATTTTGTACAACTATGTTTTGATCTTGTACAAAGTGGAGCAAGCATTCAAATTTCACAAGACTATTCGTCTATGGTGAACTTTGCACGTTGTAAGTGTTTAGGTGCTAATGTATTGCGTGGACCTGATCAAATTCCTTGGGATGGTAAATTAAAATATGATTATCAATTATGGATTGATAGTGATATTGTTTTTAATACTGAGAAATTTTATCAATTAGTATTAATGGATAAGGATATTGCATCTGGGTGGTATTGTACTGAGGATGGACAGACAACTAGTGTTGCACATTGGATGGATGAAGAAGACTTCCGTGGTAATGGTGGTGTTATGAATCATGAAACATTAGAAACCATTTCTAAGCGTAAGAAGCCTTTTACTGTTGATTATGCAGGATTTGGGTGGTTATTGATTAAGAATGGTATCTTTGAACATGATCAAATGAAGTATCCATGGTTTGCACCTAAGATGCAAGTATTTGAATCTGGTGAAGTACAGGACATGTGTGGAGAGGATGTATCATTCTGTCTTGATGCGAAGGATGCAGGATTTGAGATTTGGTGTGATCCTCGTATCAGAGTTGGTCACGAAAAGACTCGCGTTATCTGATGTCTACGCAAGAACTTTATACAATTACTCATCGTGGTCAAGTTCTTGCTGAAGGCTTGACCCAAGAGGAATACTTTGATAAAATGATAGACCTAGCGGAGGATTTTTACTCTTCTGGGTCTCCGAATCCCTCGGAATTAACAACAACAGTTACTAAGAAAGACTAAGATTATTATGGCGCGTTCTAAGATTGGATTGAATGGTACAACTTTTGTTGAGGCTCAACCGAAGAAGACTCGGCAAGGTTCTGGTAAACATACAAAGTATGCCGCAACTTCTCGCAATAATGCTAAAAAGAAATATCGTGGACAAGGACGTTAATACATATTGTTAGAATGTTAACAAATGTATGGCTTGTTTGATTGCTAATCTTCCTTCAACTGAAGTATGGGTTAGAAAAGAATATCTAACCGATCATAAATCTGGTTGGGGTGAATTTGAAAAGGGCGTTTGGGTATCGGTTAAATCCATACCTGGACGCGCTTTTTATTTTGAAACCTACTTACCAGAATATGCGGCAATGTATGATAAATTGCCTATTAGTGCCTTTGTATCAGATCCAGAAACACCAACACCTGATATGAATTTAGCTAATCTACAGTTTTGGAACTGTATGGACTATGGTGTAGTATCAGTTCAAAAGCAATTTATTGGTTCTATGGATTATGAATGCTACACTCGTGATCATGGCATTCAAAAAGGTACTTATATTTGTACAATCGATAATTATCATCAGGATCCTGATGCAATTGATTATGCAACAAGTGAAAATCCTGCTGAACATAAGTCTCATAACTTAATTGAATTGAATAATGGACAATATGCTCTCTATCCTAATAACCGTTTACGTATCTTTGATAATAGTTTAACTCCTGTTGATCCTAAAATGCCTGATTTTAAGGTATCAACTCAATATTACTCTGTTGAAAATGGTTTTGACCGTCTTGGTATGGGTCGTGAAGATGAATATTTCTGGAAAACAGCAAAAGAACGTGAAAATGAAAATGAAGAAGAAATATCTGATGAATAGGATATAAATAAATTTATAAAAATCTACCCACACGATGTATTTACAGAGGGTTTCTAGAGCATTTAAAGATATTAGTTTTGCCTTTGACCCACATCCAGTGACGAAGGACTTACCTGTGCTGATAAATGAACGTGCTATCGTTCGATCAGTACGTAATTTAGTTGAAACAATACCTACAGAAAGGTTTTTTAATTCAACATTAGGTACTGATATTCGTGGATCCCTCTTTGAATTTATTGATTATGGTACTGCTACTGTAATTGAAGATCAGATTAAAAATACAGTTGAATTTTATGAAGATAGGATTGAAAATTTAAAGATTCAAGTTGATCCTCAACCTGATAATAATAGTTTTGATGTAAAAGTCCTCTTTGATATCGTTGGCTCAGATTTTCCACCACAAGCATTCTCCTTTATCCTGGAGACAACGCGATAAAAAATGCCTTTTACTCAGTTTACTAACTTAGATTTTGACCAAATTAAGGTTCAAATCAAAGATTATCTCCGTGCTAACTCTAATTTTACGGATTTTGACTTTGAAGGATCTAATTTTTCAGTCTTAATCGACACGCTTGCTTATAATACTTACATTAATGCCTTTAATGCGAACCTTGTAGTCAATGAATCCTTCTTAGATGGTGCTACAGTTCGTGAAAATGCGGTTTCTCTTGCTAGAAACATTGGTTATGTACCACGTTCTATCAATGCTGCTAGGGCAAATATTACTTTTGCAGTACAAACTGATACAACAGACACTACATTGACCTTAGAGTCTGGTTTAGTCTGTGTTGGTGCTCAAGATAATACATCATATCGATTCTCAATACCAGAAAATATTAACGCTAACATTGTTGATGGTGTAGCACAGTTCGGTACAACCGAAAAACCTATAGAAGTCTTCCAAGGATCATTACTATCTACACAATTCTTAGTTAATGTAGCACAAGATCAACGATTTATTCTTGATAATCCTAATATTGATACTTCAACAATCACTGTCTTTGTAAAAGGTATTAATGATACTGGTCTTGGACGTGAATTTAAGTTAGTTGACAATATTTTAAACATTGATAAGAACTCTGAGATTTTCTTAATTCAAGAAGTAGCAGAAGAACGTTATGAATTACTATTTGGTGATGGATATTTTGGTAAAAAGTTAGAAAATAATGCTGTTATTACAGTTAATTACATTGTAACTGATGGTGAAGCAGGAAACGGACCCTCATCATTTGATTTTCAAGGCAATTTTAGTGATCAAAAAGGAATCAGAATTCCTACCGCTTCAGTGCCTATTACAACCATTCAGAAGGCGCAAAACGGTGGTCAAATAGAAAGTCTATCTTCAATTAAATACTTTGCTCCTAGACTGTATTCGGCACAGTACAGAGCGGTTACTTCTAGAGACTATGAAGCGATTATCTCATCCATATATCCTAACACAGAGTCTGTTGCGGTTATTGGTGGAGAAGAGTTAACACCACCACAGTTTGGTAGTGTGCAGATAAGTATAAAACCTAAGAATGGTACATATATTTCTGATTTTGATAAGCAAAATATTTTGAATAGAATTAAACAATACTCTATTGCTGGTATTAATCAAAAGATTATTGATTTAAAAATTCTTTATGTTGAGATTGATTCGACAGTTTACTATAATAACAATCAATTTTCTAATGTTAATGAACTTAGAAGTAACGTTATTAATGCTCTGACCACCTATTCTAAAGATGTTGATATGAATCGTTTTGGTGGTAGATTTAAATATAGCAAAGTTCTTCAATTAATTGATCGTGTCGATGATTCTATCACTTCTAACGTTACTAAAGTAAGAATTAGAAGAGATATGAAGGTTCTTAAGAATCAATTTGCACAATATGAACTTTGTTTTGGTAATAGATTTCATGTAAATCCAAATGGGTTAAATATTAAATCAACTGGATTTAAACTTTCTGGAGAAACTTCAACAGTATTCTTTACTGATAATCCAATTGATACTGAAAAGGGAACTTTAGCAATCGTTAAAATTGACACTAACAACAATATAGTAGTTGTTGCTAAAGAAGCAGGAATAATTGATTACAAAAAAGGAGAAATTCTCCTTAGTACTTTAAATATTACTGAAACAGAAAAACCAAATGATATTATTGAGATCCAGGCATTCCCAGAATCTAATGATGTTGTAGGTCTTAAAGATCTTTACTTAGATTTTAACATTTCTAGTAGTGAGATAAATATGGTTAAAGATGTTATTGCATCTGGTGAAGATATTTCTGGCGTTTCATTCACAAGAGATTACTACACTTCAAGTTATTCAAACGGAGTATTACAGAGGAAATAAGATATGTCTCATTTTGAGAAGAAAGTGCAACTCAATAAAATTATTGAGAGCCAACTTCCAGAATTCATAGTTGCCGACTTCCCTAAAGCGGTAGAGTTTTTTAAACAATATTATATCTCTCAAGAGTCTCAAGGTAACAATACCGATTTGATTGATAATCTTGATAAGTATATCAAGTTAGATAATCTTATTCCAGAAGTTGTTGTCGGTACAACAACTCTTTCTGCGGATATTGATGCTTCAGACACTACAATCACAGTATCTTCTACAAAAGGATACCCAGATGATTATGGTCTTCTTAAAATTGATAATGAAATTATTACCTACACTGGTAAGACAGATACATCTTTTACTGGATGTATTCGTGGTTTTAGTGGTGTAACTGGATTTGATGATTCTACAAAAACATTTTTTACAAATACTAATCGTCAGAGTGTAATTTTTGAAGATACTATTGCATCTTCTCATAGTGTAAACGCATCTATTCAAAATCTTAGTGTTCTTTTCTTACAAGAATTCTATAAAAAATTAAAGAAAACATTTACTCCTGGATTTGAAAACGAGAGTTTTGTATCTGATCTGAATGTCTCAAACTTCATCAAACACGCTAGAAACTTTTATCAGTCTAAAGGTATTGAAGAGTCTATAATTATACTCTTTAAGGTCCTGTATGGCGTCACAGCGAAGGTTATTGACCTTGAGAGTAACTTGATCAAACCTTCCTCTGCAAACTATATTAGAAGGGAAGTAATCGTTGTTGAGAGGATTTCTGGAGATCCTCTCGCTCTAGAAGGTCAAACTATTTTTAAATCAACTGACCTTGAAACTAATGCATCAATATCTGAAATAGAAATTTTTACTAGAGATAATAAGTCTTTCTATAAAATTGGATT